TCATTTCCTTTAATAGGGTTACTTTTCTCATACTTGTTCTCCTTCACTAGGTCTTCCTCCAGTAGAAGGAATAGCTGCTGAACCAGCAATATTTGCTGGTACTCTTATAGTATCTGCCCCTTCCAGAGGCCCATAACCTAGATTATCTCTGGCTTCGTTCGGAGTAAGAATTCCGCCGTTTACTAGAGATTGATAGTAAGCTCCTTGGTCGCTCAGTTCTGGCTGCAGAGCTGGAATATTTGTCACATCCTCGCTTATCTCGTAGCCAAAATAGCGTTCAAAAGCAAAATTTATTTTTCTAATAATAGGAATAATAGTCTCTAGATAATAGAGCCTGTGATTAGGTCTAATATTTGCATTATTACCGCTATCTAGAAGAATAGGTGGAATACCCAATACTTTTAGTATCTGCTTCTCGGCAGAGGTGATTGATTCTTCGAATGCCATCTCACGGAAATTAACATCAGTAATTGTGTCTATTTCCATACCACCATCAAGAACAACGGGTCTACGCCCTCCTGCATTGGGGCGATAACGAGTCATCCATGATTGTATCATGCGTTCTTTAATCTTTTCACTAAGAGTATTGGGACTCTTAATAACTAGGCCTGGAACAGCTCCATTGATAAAGAAATTATCCTGGAACTGTCTCATGTTTGCTAGAAGGCCCATAGTTCTGCGGGCGGGACGTAGGCGGGATGTACCTCTGTAAATTGAATAAAAGCTGTTTTCTTTTACATGTATTATTTCGTCCGGACTAAATGTCTTGTCTGCTTGAAATTTATACTGCTTAATATAGGTACGTGTATCTGGTTCGATTGTAACAAAGTTTGCTGGAAGATGGTACAATCCCGCCCCGTCAAAATAGATAAAGATATTGCCGTCTAGTATTAGGTCAATTATGAGATTACGGCGAAAAGACGACATGTCTTGGTAGGGATTAGGCTCCTTATTCAGTATTCTTTCAACTGTTTTGGCGCGTATACCCCGTACCACTGGCGTAAGCCCCGGGATTGAGTCTCCCACTGCTAGTGGAATCTCACTTACATCATCTACAATCATATTTACGCCTCTATTCACAACTTCTAGTTGCTCATAGTAAGACGTATAGCTTGTAATGATTTCTTTGGATCCGAGTTCTCCAGCCCCGTAAATATCTACGATATCTTGTTGCGCTGGATTTAGCTTCTCTACGGGAGCGTTATCTCTAGTCCAAAATTTCCAGTTTGCCATGTTTCTCTTTCATTCGCTGTACCCAGCGAGCTTGTTTTTTAGCTGTCCCCAGTCCCGGATTCTTGCCGTATACAGCGTGGAGACGCTGATGATGCTCTTTACAAAGCGTTGCAGCCTCTTCGTACAGCTCAGACTTATGTTCTTCTATAAACTTTTGACGCCACAGTATTGCGTCGTCTAAGTCTTTGAAAACTAAGTCTCGTTCCTCAACCCACTTATTAATTAATATACTAAGCGTGTTAAAGTGATGAAAATGAACTTCCTGATCATTCCCACAAATTTCACAGGACGCGCCTCGCTGATAAGCAGACTTAGCTCCATCCCGTACAATTTTTATGAAATATCTTGGTAAGTTTTCGTCTTTTGCCATAATTCTATCGACAAGTTTATCGCGCTATAACCTAAATGTCAACTATTATTTTTTCTCAGGTCTCACTAATCATTTTGAATCCCTTACTTTTATAGTATAGTAAAGCGTCTCCAATTTGTTTCCATTCATCGGCTACAGTAGACCTACCATCAAGACCTAACTCCCAGCCTTTTATGCTACCCCATAAATCCTTGTTTTCTGCTGGATGGGGAGGAACCCACGTTTTATATTTTGTATATTTTTGTAGCATAGCACTAAAATGCATATCTTCGCCTACTCTTAAATTCCAATCAGGGGGCGGAAGTTCTCTCCAAAATACAGATAACAAATCTCTAGCAAAAAACCAAGAATGACCCACAATGTCTACCTGTATAACTTCATTATTATTACCATCCCAGCCAAATCTCTCGTAAAGAGTATAGTCAGGATGAAACTTTAATCCTAAAGTACCTAATAGACCTGGGTGACTTGTATACGTTTCTATACAATTTTGAATCCAAGCTTTACCTGGGATAGTATCGTCATCAAACACACAAATATAATCACTTCTAGCATTTAAAGCATAAGCAAATCTAGCCCAGACTCCCCAATTATGACTACTAATACAATGACTTAAAGATGAAACTGTACTTTTATCATAGTCTACTCCCTCAGGAGGTCGATTTTGCCAGTATAAAATTTCAGCGGGAGGAATCGTTTGGGCTAATAAAGCTTCTACTTGCTCTTTTAAGTATTCTGGTCGTCTGTAGCCATTCAATATAACACTTACAGTCATAATTTAATCCTTTTGCATAAAGGGTCTCGTTGTTCTCCCTTTTGTTTTTAAGTCTATCGCACTTCCTACATCCACATACATATTGGTAGGATTTTGAGACCACATCCAGTCAATAGCTACGCAACTCATGGGACCTGCAGAAAATAAAAATAATTCATTAGTTCTACTTAAATAGGGTACTAACCTATCCAAAAGTATTTCCCAGGTATTTACACAGTCTGGAGGGGATTCAATAGTTCCATTTTCTCTAGATATTAGTATATAATCGCCCCAAAAAAATTCTTTAAAGGATACCCAGTTTTTATCAACAAAAAAATTAGCGTCAAGTATATTACTAGTATCTATAAAAGCTCTAAACTTGGAGTAGATTGGTTCATATAGAGGTATTCCGTAATAATAATTATCTTCTGTATGTTTTAAACTTTCTCTTAGTTTTATCCCTATAGATGTTAAGGTATTTGGGGCACTCCATTCATCAAATAAATAGGCTTGAGAATTTAGCCCTACTTCTCTGCCTTCGATTAGAGCTAGTTCACCATCACCGTATCTGGCAAAAGCGAATGGAATTCGATTTTTTATAAGTTCGTAAATCATATGCTATCCTTGCAGAGGCTAACCCATCTCCGTAGGGATATGGTGCATCTATAGTTGAAAAGTCTAAATGAAAAGTTGTGTAGACCGAAGGTCTTTCTGTTGCTTCTCTACAAACAATTGTTTTCTTTTTATAAAAGGCGGCTTCCTCCTGTAGACCCCCAGAGTCTGAAATAACACAGTGGCATCTAGCTAATATCTCTAGTACTTCTTGCCTGGGCAGGGGAGGCGATTTACGCATGCGAAGAGGTGGTAACGGATGCCCCGGATGTTCTATTATAATAGGGTCATACGAAGTGCCAAAAAAATAATCATCTAAAAATAGGGCAAGTTTTTCTTGGTCTGTCTCCCTTCTATGTAGGGTAATTAATATCTCTGGCCCATAAGTAATAGGAAGTTCGGGTAAGCTATCTGCTACAGTATTTCCAGTAACTACTATTTTTCCTTGCACTTTCTCATGCTTTAGATTTTTGTAGTCTAACTCAGTAGGGGCAAAATGAAGAGATGCCATCAATGAAATTGACCTGCGATAAAATTCTTCTGGAAAAGGTACATCTCTATAAGTTCTTAGCCCCGCCTCTACGTGAGCTATAGGAATTTCTGCATGATAAGCTGCTAAAGCCACACCATAAGCAGTTGCGGTATCACCTTGTACAACTACTAAAGAAGTTTCAGGTAAAAAAGGATTTTCTGTTAATATAGAGCCTACAATAGAGGAAAGTCTATTGTAATGACTACCAATCTTAATTTGTCTATCGTAGTGAGCATCTTGTATTAAACTAGTATGTTGACTTACTTGTACTAACTCTATGGGTACTCCCTGTAATTCTGTATACACAGGTAACAACTTTATATATTCTGGTCTAGTACCGTAAAATATAGAAATCATACAGGTGGGGTAGGCCAGACTAAAGAGTCTGGGTCATCGCAAGTTGGTGGAACTGTTGCTGGAAAATCTCTTAGTTGTTGCCTATACGCGGCCCATTCTGCTTTCTTCTCCGCAGTCATTGGTACATCGTCTAACTGAGTCCAGTCAGATGCATCTAATTTTTGCAGGCGTATAAATCGAACTTTATACATTACTACATCGGGAAGTAGTATCCAAGTTTCAGTATTTGGGTCAAAAGTATAATACTCTACATTAGTAGGTATCTCCCCCATAGTACTCCAGGCCCCATTCTTCCACCAATGAGTAGTCATAAATTGACCCGCATCTATAAATCCTATCTCCTCATGTTCGGATAAGTAAATATACTTTATAGTCATATCGTAAAAAGAGCTACCATCAGCTGGCATATCTGATGGTACATCACTTATGTGATTTATAAGTCCAGAAGGTTTAATATAAGCTAAATGAGACACCATTACCATTTTTAATTCCTCGCCAGTATAAGTAAGCTTGATTGACTAGAATGACTTATTGTAATAGGATTTCCAAAAGGGTCGGGATAATATCTCTCAAAAATTACTGAAATTGTATTACTTGTATAATTGAAGTTAGCCACTCCCATTGTATTTCCAGAGCTTCCCGTTACATAAGACATAGCTCCAAAGCCATAGTATACTCCAGTTAAACTACCTGTATATATAGTAGTACCGGATGCAGTTCCTATATTCGCTACACTTATTAACTTTAATCCTCTAGTATATTTGGATGTATATGTTAAAACGCCTGAGCTATTATAAATTTCTATACCGTAATTTGCCGTATCGTTAGGGGTAGTCTGAGTCATTTTCCGTAGTCTAATATAGTCTACTGTAGCCCCTGAATTATTTAAGAAACTTCCGCTAGTTCCTTCTGTTAAATTACCCCTTACAAGTCCAGTAGTACTACGTCTTAGGCATAATATCTCATTTTGTGTGTTTAATCCTGTTAAAGTTGCAGCGCTATTTATAGTTCCCGTATCTATAACCGATAAGCCCTCTTGGGCCTCACTTCCAAATTGAAAGCTACCGTTGTTATTAAATACCTCTATTCCGTATGCCATTTTAGTACCTTATCCCCCACCATCTAACCACTTTTGTTACATTAGGAGAAAATGCTCTATATTCTATAGTAAAAGTACCACTACCCCTATTAAATATTAAAGCCTCCAGAGTACCAAATCCCCCACCACCACCTTGTGCAGTAGTCCAAAAATTATATTCTGTCGTATTAGAAGCTGTAAGCCCAGGAAAATTAATAGAGCTTGATATTACTGTATATACTCCACCACTACCAGTAGTAGGACTAGTAAGAGTAGTAACTCCTGATACTATTATACTTGCAGTTTTAGTAGTATCTGATAGTATGAGTTCCCCCGAAGAATTATAAATCTCAACTCCATATGCCATATAGACCCCTAAAAAGTAATATTAGCAGTTTCAACACTATACACTGCATAGCGCAAAGCATCAGCCATGTGGCTATACTCATTGTGTACTGGTCTTTCATTCAGCAAATTAGGGTTTGGGTCCCACGCATACTGGTCAAGAGATGCCAACACCCTCTTACATCGCTGGTCCACTATAAGTCTGTTGTTGTCCACGAGTGCTCCCACTGCCGCTATACCATCATTTACCGACTTTTTAGCGTTAGTAGTCGTTATATCATAACTCTGAGCAAGGTCAAAGCGCGTCTGAGCTGCCGCCGCATCAATAAATATGAAGTCGATTCCATAAGTATCTACCAGTTCTCGTATACGTTCCGCGTGTGCTTCCGTCGTTTTAGCCGCCTCATAGTATTCTGCCACTACGTAGAACTTATCCTCTCCGTCATAGGCTATAACACACATCGCCGTCGGGTCTTT